GCGGTTCGTGGTCCCGGACATGGGCCGCTTCAAGGACCCGGCGAAGAAGGACACGGGCGCGCGCAACGACAGCCTGATCCTCGACAACAGCGCCACGCGCGCGCTGCGCACGCTCGCCGCCGGCTGGGTCAGCGGCACCTCCAGCCCCGCCCAGCCGTGGTTCGAGCTTCGCCCCTCCAGCGAGGAGCTACGCGACAACCCGGCCGTCAAGGAATGGCTCTCGCAGGTCCGCGACCTGCTCCGGGACATCTTCTCGAAGAGCAACGCCTACCGGGTCCTGCACACGATGCGCGAGGAGATGGGCGCCTTCGGGACCGCCGCCGCAGTGGTCATGGAGGACTTCGAGACCGTCATCCACCTGCACCCGGTGACCGTGGGCACGTTCGCGCTGGCCGCGGACGCGCGCGGGGTCGTGAACACCTTCTACCGGGAGTTCCCGATGACCGTCGAGCAGATGGTCGACGAGTTCGGGATCGGGGCCGTCTCCGAGCACGTACGGGACCTCTACAAGAACGGGACCGTGGACACGCAGTTCACGGTGGTCCATGCGATCGAGCCGCGCCCGGTCACGGAGCGCAAGCGCCCCGGGGCCCTCGGGATGCCCTTCCGCGAGGTCTACTTCGAGGAGGGCCGCGACAGTGTCGCGCCCCTGCGCGAGTCCGGCTACCGGCGGTTCCGGGTGCTCACCCCGCGCTGGATCGTGAACGGCGAGAACCTCTACGGGACCAGTCCGGCGCGCGACGCGCTGGGCGACGTCAAGCAACTGCAGCAACTGCAGCTACGCAAGAGTCAGGCAGTCGACTACCAGACGAAGCCGCCCCTGCAGGGGCCCTCGCGGCTGAAGGCCAACAACAGCGACCTGACCCCGGGCGGCTACTCGACGGTGGACGCGGCCAACCCGCAGGCGGCCATCCGTCCGGTCTTCGAGGTCAAGCTCGACCTGCAGCACCTCGTCGGGGACATTCAGGACGTCCGCCAGCGGATCAGCCGGACCTTCTACGAGGACGTCTTCAGGATGATCTCGGACCTCGACAAGAGCGGGATCACCGCCCGGCAGATCGCCGAGCAGCACTCCGAGAAGATGATGCTGCTGGGCCCGGTCATCGAGCGAGACCAGAACGAACTGCTGGCCCCGCTGGTCGAGATGGCCTTCGAGATCGCCCACGAGGCCGGTATCCTGCCGCCGCCCCCGCAGGAGATGGAGGGCGCCCCGGTGCAGATCGAGTTCGTCTCGATCCTCGCTCAGGCGCAGAAGCAGGCGGGCGCCTCCGCGGTCGATCGCCTGCTGGCGACCGTCGGCACGCTCGCCCCGATCTGGCCCGAGGCCGCCGACAAGGTCGACGCCGACAAGGTCGTCGAGGAGTACGCGCAGATGCTGGGCACCAACCCGAAGCTGCTGCGCGACGAGGACACCCTCGCGGCCATCCGCAAGAGCCGCGCCCAGCAGCAGCAGGCGGCCGCGCAGGCAGAGCAGCAGGCGCAGCAGGCCTCGGTCGCCAAGGACATGGCGGCCGCCCAGAAGGCGGCACCGGGCGGCGGCCAGACGAACACCGCCCAGCAACTCGATATTGCCCGGCTCCTCGGAGGCTGATATGCAGACCACCATCCTCGCCGCCGGCCAGACGCTGGCGACCAGCAGCGACCTCATCGTCGCCCCGGGCCAGACCGCCAAGGTGGGCCTCTTCGTGGCCGCCGGCGTTGTCCCGCTGCGGGCCACCGCCACCGTCTTCGAGGTGACCCCGGGGGCGGACGTGCCCATCGGCCAACTGGACGGCGGCGCGCCGGTCTCCGAGATCGACAACCCGGGGACCTACCGGGTGGTCCGCGGCGGCCTCTCCCACCTCGGCGTGGACGTGGGCGTCTTCGCTCAGGCGCGCGCCTACAGCGGCACGCTCGTCGACGCCAGTGCGGCGATCGTGGACACGGGCGACGTCTACCCGCTCACGGTCTGGGTGGCCCCCGAGGCGGGCGACACCGTCACCGTCGAGTATCGAGTGTCGAGTGCCGCACCGTGGACCGCATGGGCCAAGGGTGCGGCCACCTCCTATACCGACGACGTCCTCGTCGGCCCCGTCGCTCAACTGCGGTTCACGCGCAGCGCAGGCAGCGGCACCACCTCAACCTTCGGAGTCTACTGATGAATATCTTCAGCATCTTCAAACGCTGGTTCTCGACGCACCCGGCGAGTGAACTCGATCGGCTCATCGCCGAGAACCAGCGTCTGGCACGCGAGCAGGAGGCGATCCGCGAGAAGCGGCGCGTTCTGCGTCAGCAGATCGACCGCACCCTGAAGGGGGAATGACATGGCGAGCATCATCTACGGGAACTTCTTTCAGGACGTCCTGAAGGGCAACATCGACACCGACGTGGACACCTTCAAGGTGGCCGCCCTGACCAGCGCCTACAGCGAGAATCAGGACACGCACGCGAAGCGCAGCGACCTCACCAACGAGGTGGCGGCCGGCGGCGGATACACGGCGGGAGGGATGGCGGTCACCGTCGGCATCTCCTACGACTCGACCAACAACCGCGTCGAGCTATCGCTGGGCGGCGGCACGTGGGCGGCGGCGACCTTCACCGCGCGCAAGTTCGCCTACTACAAGTCACGGGGTGGTGCGGCCAGCGCCGACGAGCTTGTTGCTTTGATCGACCACGGCTCCGACGTGGTCGCCACCGGCGGCAACTTCGATCTGGCCGCGAGCACGCTGCGCATCCAGTTGTAAGTCAAATAGCACCGGAGGAGAGAATGGCGATAACCCGGGCGAACCTCACGCCTCTGTCGGCGGAGTTTCCGTCGAGCAACGCGCCCGCGCTCGGCATCGACGGTCAGGGGCGGCCCTACCTCGCGTTCGACACGACGACGGCCGAGACGTGCTACTGGACGTTCGTCGCACCGCAGGGGTTGACTGGCGCGCTGACGGCTATCGTGACGTATCGTGCAGCGTCTGCGACGAGCGGCACGGCGGCGTTCTCGGTGGCGCTCGAAGCGATCACGGACGGCGACTCGACTGACACCGATTCGGCGTCGAGTTTCGCGACGGCGAACAGCCCCGCAGCTGTGACGGTGCCGGGGACGGCCGGGTACATCGACCAGTATTCGGTGCCGCTCACCAACGACGATTCGATTGCGGCCGGGGACTATTGCAGACTGAGCCTCGCGCGAAACGTCGCGTCTGACAGCGCGTCGGGCGATTTGCAGGTGCTGGCGGTCGAATTGCGCGAGGCGTAAGCGGTGGCGATTCGTCTCGACGCCAGCGCGGATTATCTCAGCCGCACGGCGAACCTGCCGGCGTCGACTGCGTTCACGATTGCTGGATGGTTTCGTCGGCGTGGTGCCGGCGGCGCTGCGGTTGAGGTGCTCAGCGGCATCTCGCGCGCCGACCTGTCGTCGTATTACCTCGCATACGTGACAGGCGGGACGTTGTACGTCGAGGTTAATGGCGCGTTCACGGCTGCCGGTGCGTTTTCGTCCGACGTGTGGCATTTCGTTGCGCTGTCGTCCAACGGCAGCGGTGCGGGTGCCGCGAAGATCCGGCGTGCGGATGTGGGCGCCACGTCACTGGCGACAACCACGCGCGCCGGCGCGTCGTTCGTGCCGCAGCTGATGGTGCTCTGCGGGGTCGGCGATCCGAACTACTTCGGCAATTTCGCTGTTGCCGGCGCGAAGGTCTGGGACCGAGAGTTGAGTGACTCCGAACTGCTGTCGGAGATGCACCGGCTCACGCCGGCCAGCACGACGAATCTCAACCTGTGGACCCCGATGGTCCACAACAGCGTTGCGAATGCCGTCAAGGATTTCAGCGGCAACGGCCGGGACTGGACGGCGAACGGCTCGCTCACGATCGAGGACGGTCCGCCGATCGGGTGGGGCGGATCGATCATCGTGCCGCAGTACGCGGCCGCAGGCGGGGGTACGGTGACCGTCGTCGGCCAGACGCTCACCGCCAGCGCCTCTCTCCTCGCCGGTGCCGCCACGGGCGCCGCCAGCGTCTCGGGGCAGACGCTCACCGCATCCGCTTCGCTCATCGCCGGCGCCGTCACGGGCGCCGCCAGCGTCTCGGGGCAGACGCTCACCGCCACGGCTTCGCTGGTCGCCGGCGCCGTCACGGGCGCCGCCAGCGTCTCGGGGCAGACGGTCACCGCATCCGCGTCGCTGCTCGCTGGCGGCGCATCGACCGCCGGATCCGTGTCGGTGGCCGGCCAGACGCTGACGATCGCCGCGTCGCTGATCGCTGGCGCCGTCACCGGTGCGGCGGCAGTCGCCGGCCAGACGCTCACCGCATCCGCGTCGCTTGTCGTGGGTGCCGCCACCGGCGCGGCGTCGGTCGCCGGGCAGGTGCTGACCACTGGCGCGTCCCTCGTTTCGGGCGCCGCCATCGGCGCTGCCACGGTCGCCGGACAGGTGCTGACCGCCACCACGTCGCTGATTGCGGGTGCCGCCAGTGGCGGCACGGTGACCGTCGCCGGCCAGATCCTGACCGTCACCGCGACTCTCATCAGCGGCATGGGAGGCGCAGTCGCCGGGCTCTGGGGGCGGCTCTGGCGAGGGTCGCTATGGGCAGGCGGGGTGTTCCGGGGCTGACGCTGCCACTGGTGCTCGCGTTCTAGGTTGGCGCTAGGGCTAGCGTTTGCGACTTCGTGAATGGGACAATGGGGTATGGACCACATATTTGCCGACGAGGCCTTCGCCAGCGAGCAGGATCGCGAGGCGGAGAAGCGCGCACAGATCGAGGAAGCGAAGGATCGCGAGGCCTTCCAGACGCTGATGTCGACGCCCCCCGGACGGCGCGTCGCTCGGCAGATGCTGAAGGTGAGCGGGTTGCTCGACAGTGGCTACAGCGGTGACGTGTTCGCCGCCGGCTACCGGGAAGGGCAACGATCGGTGGGGTCGTGGTTGATGCACAACGTCAAGCAGCACGCCCCGGAGCAGTTCACCACCCTGTTCGAGGACGAAGCATGAGCGAAGTGATCGACACCACCACGGCCCCGGCCGCGCCCGCAGTAGTAGCGCCCGCTACCGCGCCTGCCGCGCCTGCTGCGCCTGCCGCCGCCCCGGCGCCTGCCGCCGCCCCGGCGCCTGCCGCGCCTGCCGCGCCTGCCGCGCCTGCCGCGCCGCAGCCGCCGGCCGACTACACGCTGACGGCCCCCGAGGGGATCGCCTTCGACGACACGACCGTCGCCGAAATCAAGGCCAGCCTGAAGCAGGCCGGCGCCTCGCAGGAGCAGGCGCAGGCGGCCTTCACGGCCTACGCCAACGGCGTCAAGACGGTCAACGAGCGCGCCGCGCAGGCCGCTCGCGCGGCCGCCGAGAAGGCCCTCCGGGCCGACCCGGAGTTCGGCGGAGAGAACTACGAGCGGACGCTGGCCGACGCGAAGGGCGTCGTGGCGGCGCTCGGCGGCGAGGACCTCGCCAAGGAACTGGAGGCGACCGGCCTCGGCAATTCGCCGGCGCTCATCAAGACGCTCGCCAAGCTGGCCCGAGAGGGTCTGTCGGGCGGCAAGT